AGTGAATAGGCAAGCGGTGAAGCTAGGAAAGTCAGAGAGAGCTCATTGAAACTGGCTGAGAAGTTCCAGCCTTCCACAAATCCCTGAAATGCTCCTGAGCTCATGTTCAGCGGCAGATCAATAATTGAGACTGGTAGCCCCATAAAGATATTTATCAGCGCATCTCGATCCGCATTGCCTAGCTCTGGATTTGTTAGCGCGTAAGTGATGGCGTTAAAGTTCGGCTCTGGATAGGCTCGCAGATCTAGGTAAAAGGCCGCCTGAGCCTCGGCATCGGCTTGATGTTTGATGGTGGTGGTAATGATTTGAGCCAGATCGCCGTAGAGTCCGATGGAAGCTGTATCGGTAGCAGAGACTTCACTTGCCGAGCTTGCCCCATATTTGATCGTTATGTCATTTCTGACATCTCCAGCCCTTGTCTGTATTTTGATGCCGCGCGCCAAAGCTTCATTTGCCGAAAGTTCGGTGTAGCCATTGATGGAAAGATATGTGCTGCGATGATCTGAGTCAGCGTAGGAAATTAAGCCTTGCGAATCCTCATATAAATATCCGAGCCCAGAAGTCGCCAGAGCAGCGACCAAAGAATAAACATCCGTCCGACTCGATGTGCGAGCAGCTAATTCATAGTTTCCCGGAGTATCTATCTCGCCATAACCTGTATTTTCCGCATTTGCCCATGTAGTCGCTGGATCATAGGTAGCCCATGTCAGAGCGGCTGGAACCGATTGCCATTGAGCGAATAACACATTATGGAGAATTGCGGCAATTTGCGTCCCGTCGAATGCTTGACTTAGAACTCCATTGGTTAGCGCCTTTGGAAGCCTTGCCAGAGCTCCCAGAGCTACGATAGTGATGGTTTGTGTGTAGGCACTAGATCCAGCTTCCGAGACTTCAATTCCGACATCGACCACGGATCCGCCAAATATCGGAATGAATGTGGCGCTCGTATCTTGTACCTGAATCGATAGCGAGTCATTTATTTGTATCGGGACGCTTGTCTGATTTAGATTGATCAGAGTTACATTCGCATAACCCGCTTGTGCTTGCTCGTAGATATTGGTTCGACCGCTAGAAATTGTAAGATTAGACAGCGTGACATCAGTGTATTCAACCGAGTTGACTACAATTTTCCAAACTGGGCTCCATTGAGTCATTAGAACACTAGCGCCCCGGCGCCCGAAGTCCCGCGATAATAGGAATTATTCAAGAGCGCAATGATCTGGCGAGCTGTGCCTTCCGAATCTATTGCGCCATTGACAGTAAGATTTATTGTAGTTCCACCATTGCCACCGCCCAGAGCATTGTTAGGAACGATCATCCCATTCGATTGCGGCACGAATAACTCAGCGCCTGTCTCTCCGACTAAATAAGGCGTTCCAGAAGTAACGGATCCGCCTGCCGCCCGCCCGCCGCCAAATACATTTCCGATTAAAGTTGAGATTCCTCTGACTAATGGATTATTTGCTACCAGCGAGATGAGACCTTTAATGGCATTGACCACGGCAGTAACGCCGCTCACTACTTGCGCGAATCCTGTTATGAGCCCGGAAATGGCAATTCCGATCACTTCAAATGCTACTTTTAACACTGTGCCGAATACCGGCGCAAGCACATCACGAGCGAATGCGGCTATCCCTTTAAGTAAATCAAAAAATGGCTGGAGTTTTTCGCTATTGTTTTGGATAGCCGTAGCGATGAATCCCAGACCTTTTTTAAGTCCATCAAATGCCGGAACAACGACGGCAAGAATGGCAGGAATAACCGTCTCGGTAATGTAACCCCACCAGATTTTGAACGCTGGAATAAGTATCTCAGTCAGGAATACCGATAGAGCTTCAAAGACCGGTTTTAATTTCTCGCCAATTGTCGATGAAAGTTCCACCAGTGTCGGAATTACATTATCCACGAAGCTGGTAATCATTGGCGTAATTGCATCAAGCACGAAGGATCCGACAGTTTCCTTCGCTTCGGTAAAGGCGACACTGACTCGCGCCATTTTGCCCGCGAAAGTGTCAGCTTGTATTGAAGCCTGATCCTTGAAAGTCGATGAGAGTTGAGCAGTTATTTCCGAAAATGACATTGTTTTGAGTTCGGCGGCTGATATTCCTATGCCTAATCTGGCCAATGCTGAATTTTGCCCTTCGGCACTTTTGGCGATTGCATTCGATACGGCCTCTAAACTTTTTCCGCTGCCCGCCGCCACATCAATTGCGATGGCTTGAAGCCTCTGAGCCTCAGTAACATCTCCAGTGGCGCGAGCTAATCTCTCAAGCGATGGACGAAGTTCATTGTCTGTCTTTCCCGTTGCTAATTCTGTTTTGAGAATATAGGCCTCAGTTGCCGCGACTTGTAGATCAGTGGCTCCAGCGACATTTTTTAAGGTTGTCGCCAGTTTCGCTTGAGCCGCTTCATCCTCAATTGCAGATTTGACGCCATCGATTAAGAGCTTGCCGGCATAAGCGGCGGCAGCTACTCCGGCGATTGCGAACGCCGCTCCTGCCTTCTTAGCAAAATCTCCGACCCTATCTCCGAAGCCTTCGACTTCACTGGTCGCGCCCTTAACGCCTTTTTTTAATTCATCAAAATCTGCATCGAATTGGATCCGTACCTTTGGAATGCCAGCCATTAGTCGAGCCCACTTTCTTTAATTACGGCCTGAATCATCTCTGTGTATTCTCTGGCCAGAATTGGAATGTAATAGTCAACGGCTGGCGCGATCCAGTAGCCAGATTCTTTTCGCGGCACTTTGAATCTGTTTGTGTAGGAGCGACCGATTGAATCGACTCCCGGCTCTGATCCGAACTCCGAGCCCCATAGCAGAGCTCCCGCTGGCGCCGCGTTTTGGCCGACTCTGTTGCCCTTGCCGCTCTTACTAGCTGTCCCGCCATATTTGCGGCCGACTTTCTTAGATCCACCAATATCAACCCGCACCAAGCGATCGCGTGGTGTTGATATAGATTCCATGACTAGCTTTGTCTGTGGCGTAGGAGATCCAGACCCGAATTGATAAAGCTGGCCAGCTAGTCGCTGTGATAGTGGTTGAGCTGCGTCTCGGACTTTGTTGGCTGTCTCTTTGTCTAGCGCGTTTAATAAACTTATGAGACTTTTGAGCGCGAGCGGTTCGATGGTGATTGCATAGACACCGCGCCCGCTCTTACTTGCCATTTCGCTTCTCCAGAATCTCTATCGCCGTGAGTATTGCTTCCGCCGTTTCCCACTCGCTCATCGGAATCCCTGTGGCTATTGATAGCTCAATCAGAGTCCGACTTACGCTTCCGGCGGCGTAACTTTTGGGCTGTCTCCACCTGCCGAAATATCTGCGACTGTTTCGCACCATACTTCGTAACCCTTAATCGGTGTTCCGCCAGCTTCACGCTTCATGGCGTTATATGCCAAGAATAGGAGATCGGAGATTCCTATCTTTGATTCCGCCTGTTGAATCGTAAATCCTGTTTTCTGCTCCCATTTCATCCATTCCGGCGGAGCTGCGATGTAAGTCGCAACCTCGCCAGATTGGTAAGTGATATTTATTGCTAGTTTCATTTTGCTCCCGTTTCTTTGTAATTAGCTGATTGTCAGAACTGGAGTGCTCGCGCATAGCATCGACCATGAATCTGTCTGTGCGTCTGGAGCAGCGCCGCCGGCGGTTGGAGCTACCGGGAACGCAGTGCCAGCGAAAGATGCGCCAGTGGCAGTTACTAAGGTGAAAGCCAGCGCAGTATTTGGAGCATTTGTGAACGCTGTCCACATTGCCTCAAATAGCGATGAAGCCACGCCCCAGTCTGCCAAGAGTTCAATGTTCAAAGTCCATTGATCATCGATGTGTTTGTAAGCCTTGCCATCGAGTGTCTGATATGTGGTGATTGTCGGTGAGTTAGTTAGCGTGACCGCTGTGGTTTGTGCTTCATAGTTAACTGTCGCGAGTGTGAATGATATATCGCGACCGGTGACGATTGTAGTTGCCATTTATTGCTCCTTTAGGTTTGTGTGTAATAGGTCGAGATTGATATATCCGCGACTAGCAGATTACTTGCTCCGACAGATGTGATCGATGGACGCTGAACATCTCCGACCACATATCCCGAAGGTATAGCTCCGAGAATTTCGATGATTAACTTCTCCAGATTGTCCAGAGATCCTGAATTTGAGTTATATGCAACGGCGGCGGTGACAATAAAATTGAGTTTAACTTTGACGGCAGCCTTGCCGATTAGTGTACTTTCCATCATCGGAG